TTCTTCTTTAAATGATTTTCCATATAATCAAAATATCTATCGACTGTCTCACCCCAATTCTCTCTTCTTTGGTCATCTTCTCTCCACCTTGCATAGCGAGAGAGTGCTATAAAGTTCTGATAGTCTGTTGGTAGGTAGTTGCTTAACATTTATGTCTCCGTAATTACTTTTAGTTTTGTTATTTTTGTTCCATCGATATCGTAAAAAAATTCTCTTGTGTATTCCTCAAAGTCTTCTGTAACATCCCCATCAGAAGGCACAGCATATTCATCAGGGTCAACAGATATAGTGCATATTATTTTAACTTTTATCATCGTGATGCTCAATTAATTTATTAAGATACCATTGTGCTTTCTTTAAATCTTCTACACCATTTTTGTATCTATATCTCCATAGGTATTTAACTATATTACCTTGTAGATAATAATCAAAACCATCAACTAACATAGCTTCTAATGCATCTATAGTTTCAATACCAGCCTTGTTGTAGTGAATAGGACTATTAACCATATCTTCCATTTGAACATTATCAGACTGTTTATCAGCTTGGTCTTTTCTCATTTTCATATACTCCATATGTCTTAACACTTATCAGACTTTCCAAAAGTTACATTGATAACATTATCTGCATAAGTTTTTTTTATCTCTTTATCTTTATGGTCATCTTTATGTTCTTTGTCAAATACATTTACTACATAATCATTTATCTTATCTCTAAATGTAGGCTCAATCTCCATAAAGTTTAATGTAGAGCAGAGCATCTTGCATATATGTTCTACTTGATAATAATCATCATCATCTAATGGATTATCTAAATTAGGCATAATAGCTAATTCAATACCACCATTCCATTTACCCTTACTATTTAGATGAGGATTTACTTTGATTATAAAATCTTCTGGTAACACAGTCTTACTAGTAGTTCGTGAGTCTTTTGCCATACTTTGTTTCTCCTTTTAACTTTCTTCCTATAAACTTTATTCTTTTAGGGTGTTCATCTTTACCTTTTTCTTTTAACCAATCTTCTGGTATTATTCTATCATAATATCTAAAGCCGTATTTAATACACCACTGTGCATATGTTGACTTTGCTCCCTTACTTAATCTAGAACGACTATTAGTAAATACAAATCTAATATCTAGAGTAGGATGTTGTTTTTTTATAGCTAAATGTTTTCTTCTATCTGCTGCTAAAAATCTACCTTTAGTTTCTATGATAATTCCGTTGTACAATATAAAGTCAGGAGTATAACTGCGATAGGCTAAATCTTCCCACTCTATTTTAATACTTTCATAAGAGTAATCACATTTATTTTTCTTTAGATATAAAGATAGTTTATATTCTAAACCACTTCTATATCCATACTTCCTAGCTTGTTTACTTACTTGATATAACTGCACTTATTCGCCTTTTAACCTAACATACTGAACCATCTTTGGTTCTTTGGCTTGAGACATTTGTGCAGGTAGTTCTCTTAATGTAGGGAAGCACGAGTTTCTGTAGTCACAGAATTTACAGTTTGTATTAAGAACAACATTACCTGTAGGAACTTTACGAAAGAACTCAGGTTGTGGCTCAAAACATCTTTTAAATTCTTTCTGCTCTGCTGTAGCAATAGTTTTCTTTATAGTATTAAGTTCTTCTTCTAAGTCCATATTACTTGCTGGAACATACTTAAATTGACCATTGGCTTTATTAACAACCCACCAACCACCTACCTTATGTCCTGATGCTTTTGCGTATCCCGCTAGTTGTCCAACATAACCAAAACTATCACCATCTTTTAATGTTTCGTATGATTCAAACTTATTTCTATATGACCAATCAGATGCTGATTTAATATCATCAACTGCATCATTCATAACAATATCATATGTACCTTTAATAGTTCTATCTTTATCTAATTTAAGCTCTACCTCTGTATTATCTTTATATGTTACGCCTGCTTCACTAAGTAAACCTTTAAATACAGATTCAACAATATCACCTAACATCATATTCATCACGAAGGTAGTAGGTTTAGGTAATGCTTTTTCAGGATGATTTTTTTGAAACCATAGTTGGCAAGAAGGTCTGCCTATATTAGACATTCTAAATCTAAACTCTTCTCGTTTGTTACCACCAGCAAATTGACGTTTCAAAGCATCTTTAATTTCTTCTCCTATACGTTCTATAGTAGAATCACTCATCTTAGTTTTACCATGAGTTGCATCTTCAAGATACTGATGAATCGCCAATTCTGCTGGATGGTGCATTATGCTACCTCTTCAGAATTATCTATATCAATGAAGTCATCTACAGTATCCATATCTTCTTGTGTTATGTTACTGCCTGTCTTTACATTCCACTCATTGATGATGTACTCATTGTAATTCTGCACCCAAGAAACAAAGTCGGCAAACATTGTTTGGTCAGACTCAGTTAATGCAACCTGAGTTGATACATCTAAGCTTGGTAGAGGAAGATAAAATGAATTACCATTAGGTAACTTTCTTTCATCTGTGTTTAGCACAATGTTGTGTTGCACTGGTAGTCTCTTCATTTGTGCTAACTTAGCAAAGGGAGCACCCATAATTTTGAAAGCATCACGGTTATCAATTTCCCAAATAAATGGAGACTCCTGCAACTCAGCAACTTCACCTCTGTCATCGACAGTGTTTTCCAAAGTTATTAATCCAAATATAACACGAACTCTTTTTATTTGTTTTAATAACTCTTGTTGAGTTACTGGTAATGATTTAAAATCCTTTACATAACCTGCGGCTTTACCACAGTTAAATGTACCTTGATTGTCTTTTAAATCTATATTTAAACTATCAGCCATAACAGTTTTATGGTAAGTACCCATTGGCTCACCTGCTTTGGCATTGCTGTTCTTAACAAATCTTTTATACATAAACCTCTGCATAAAGGGTCTGATAGTTGCCGATGAACCGTAATAAGTATTAACTTCAGGTTTGTCTAAGCGATATGTACCACCATTGACTACCTCAACCTTAACTGTCTTACCGTTCACATCTGTTTCACCCATGATTGGAGCATGATTAATCCTCAATCTAGGTAAAGTATTGCTCTTCTTCGGCTCAGAAGAACTATCTCCTGCGATACCCATAGCTTTTGCCATTGCAGCATAGTTATTTGTATCAATAGTTATTAAATCACTCATATGTGATACCTCTCTTTCTTTAAAGTTTTATAGTTATATCATGCCACATCTTTTGTGTCAAGCCAATTGTCACCTATTTTTGCTTCTAATAGTAACGGTACATTTAAATCAATATGAAACTTACTCTCAATCAATTGTTTTAACTCATTATTTATTTCTTTTATCAAATATATTACTTGATTTATTTCTTCAGGATGCACATCAACTACTACAGAATCATGCACACTATTCACTATACAAGACTTATAAGTTTTAAACTTGTCTTCCATATGCATTAAAACTAATGGCACTATATCAGCAGTAGCAAATGATTGTACAGGATAATTCTTTATCTGCGTAAAGTTTGTAACACCACCATTAGTTAATCGTCTAATATCCGGGAACGCAAACTCTCTGCCTGAAGGTGTAGTAATCATACCAGTATTCATAGCTTCTGAAGCCAATCTGGTGTGCCATGATTTAATTCCTTTGTATTTTTCTGTAAAGTGCTCGTAGTATTTTGCTTCGGCTTGTGTTCTACCAAATCCTGTTGCTCCGTAGAGGGGTGCAAAGGTGTGTGCTTTCGCATCTTGACGAGTAGTCGGTTGACCCGCATCTGTAATAACTTTAGACGTATACGAGTGAACATCAAAACCAGTAGTGACTTCTTCAATAGCAACTCCATCTTGTGACAAGTAAGCAGCAACTCTAAACTCTAGTTGTGCAAAGTCAGCTTCTAAAACTTTACCACCTTTCCATCGTGATATAAATACTTTCTTAACAGGGAATGTACCACCTCTAGGCATGTTCTGCATATTAGGGTCAGCACCACTAAACCTTCCAGTAGAAGTTCTATGTTGTAATAATCTAACATGTAACTTACCATCAGGCTTCATATAAGTATTAATGCCTTGCACAAAGGAAGAGAGGTATGTATCTAATGCTGATAATCTTTGTATGTCATGTAAGAAACTATATGCTGTGTCAGAATCACTTCGTTTAGTAACGTGCTGTAAAACTTCTAACATCTTTTTATTCACACTAAAGCCATTAGCACTAATCCATTT